CAGTATAGACCCGGTATTTTTCTCCCATTGCCATTAGAGCCTGCCTGTCCTGCGTAATTTATCTTCTGTTCTTTTTCGTTGTAAGTACATGGTATCACCCCGGAGCTCTCCATAGATCTCCACAGGTCCTCCACCCATCTCTCCCAGTTTCTCCCAGGGGATGATCATTTCTTTTCCGGATGGATTATCCCCAACCAGGGCCAGGGTAGGCTGGGTTACCATGCCACCCTCTGAAAATGAAGGGATCAGTTGATTGAAAAGTGCAGCTGCAGCACCTCCGGCCAGAGATCCAGCTATCAGACCAAAAGGAAAGGGCACTGTGGCCAGAGCTGAACTTACTTGTTTAGCTATTCCTTCAGCAATGGCAGCACTTATCACCCTCTTTGCCGAATCCACAGCAGCCTGGGCCATCTCCCTGAAAGATATGCCGCTCTGGGCAGATGCTTGTACCATTGCATTTGATCCTTCATTAATGGCTACTGCTAAAATTTCCAGTGCATCATGCATTTTATCACTTGATTCCAGGGACCTCTGATCAGCCTCTGCCTGGTCAATCTGTGCCTGATCATAGGAATCACTAAGGGTATGGCCTGCATCAACATCCCTAGATTAGCCTGATAGTTCTCCAGTCCTTTATTGGCTGCATCAATAGCTGGTACCTGGCTGTTAAAGGCATCCAGGGTAGCTCCCTGTATAGCTCCCATGCCATCCATGATCAGACCCTGCCAAGACCAGAAAAAGGATTTTTGATCTTTTAGCCTTTGTTGTTGTGCAGCCAGTTGCTCAGCATTCATATCCAGCAGGGCCTGGGCCTCTACTTTCTCAACTTCAGTATAATGATCTTTTAGGGCCTGGATAGCCAGATTCTGGGTTTTGATGATATATTCCAGCTTCTCTTTTTGCTTATCATTACCGGATTTTATAGCATCATTCAGTAATCTTTTTTGATCATCGATATATTTTTGCTCCATCAGGAGCTGCATATCAATAGCCTTTCTCCTGGCTTCCGTCACATTATCCCCGGCCTTTTGATTCTCACTGACCCAGAGCTCTACCCCTTTGATCATTCCATCCAAAGAATCCCGGACATTCTCATCCAGATACTCCTCTTTGAAACGCCTCATCCTCAGGATATTCTCATTGATAAGATTGGCCAGATTGATCATAAAGTTCACAACAGACATGATCACACCACTGGACTGGGTGCCCATCGTATTCATCAGGGTGGTCCAGTTATCCTTTAGATTGGAAATCCTGCCTCCTAATGTTTTGGATACCTCTGCCATTGATCCGCTTACACCCTGCAGCTGGCCCAGACCAAAAATGTAGTTACTTATTGCCTTGGCAGTGAAATCCACCTGGGTCTCCACACCCTTGAAAGTAAACTTAACCTTGTCCCCCTCTTTAGTGGCCCTGATCCCAAACTCTTTGAGCCTTTCAAATTCCCCGGTCTGTGCGTCAATGATGGCCTCGGTAAGTTGCACAAAATCCTTTCCCATAGCAGCAGCCAAGTCACCCATATTGGTCATCTGCTGCTCAGTGGGATTGATTCCCTGGTTTACCAGCTTAACAAAAGAGTCAGTTAATTCATTGAGTTGAAAGGGAGTTTTGGAAGCAAACTCTGTGAGCTGTTTCATAGATCGTGCTGCAGCATCCTGGCTCCCCAGGGCTACTTTCAGCATCGATTCATATTTTTCAAACTCAGCCCGGACCTTGATCATGGCCCCGGTGAGTTTAACAGCCAGACCTACCACAGCAGCACCCATGATGGCTTTGATAGCTGTCCCTATCCCCTTGGCTGATTTATTGACCTTTTTGGAGGTTTTCTCAGTCTCGGAGGCAGTATCCTGCATCTTCTTTTTAAAGTCCTTATTATCGGCTGTTATAAGGGCTTTGATCCTGGTTATAACATTACTTAGTGCTCCCATGTTTTTTATCAAAATCCCATGCCTTTAAAGCCTGGTCAAATTTCTCCTTTTTGTCATCCGTCCATTCATACTTGCTCATCCCCATCTTATCAATAGCCAGAGGTAAAAGTTTCTCAGGTTTCTTATAGGCCCTGGTTTTGGGTCTGTTCTTGTTGACAATGGCAGCCAAAATAGTCCTGGTCCTGTCCCACTCCCTGTCCTGTCTGATCCAGTAGCCATATATTGTCCTCCAAAGATTGCCCCAGGTCATCCTGAGAAACTCATTTTTGCTCAGGCCCACCTCACCAAGGGCCAGGTCCATTAATTCTAATGGCCCGAAACCTGGCCCTCTACTTTTTTTGAGATGCCATCCCCTTGCTCAGCCAGAGCCTCCCTGGCTTCCTGGTAGCTTTTCGCTACCTCTCCTAGTTGTCTGGATGCAGATATGGTCTCATAGATGGCTGCTCTATCCTGAATCAATACACCATCCAGAAGATCCATCACCTGCTCGATGGATATATCCAGCTTCCTATTTTTCATCAGTGAATAACTTTTCATACCTCCATAAACCATCCAGGCCAGCTGTTCACTGTTCTCCATCTGGTTCATTTCATCAAAGTTTACACCACTATCCCTGGCATATATCATCACTGACATCACATCAAAAAGTAGCCTGAGCTTCTTTGTAATGACTGGCCTCACCCATTTTAATATGGGTGTGTGATTTGTGAGGTAACATTTAACCTCAATAAAACCATCCTCCTGTGTCATAATTTCTCTTTTAGGTTGCTGCTCCCTCTGTAATGACCCCGGTTCCCTCATTTTTAGGACCACTGAGATCCACGCTGCTCATGTAGCCTCCACCATTCCAGTAAGCCTGTCCGGAGGTTGTATCTCCCCAGTAAACATCCAGACTGGTCCCGGCCTTGATATATCCCAGGGCCTCAGAAAATCCTTCAGTAGCTGCAGAATCATACAGAGACTCAAAGCTCATACCCCAGCCATACTCACCGGGAATGTACTCCTTGGCTCCAGCACTGTCTTTTGTGGTGGCATCAATCATGTCAGCTGCTGCATTGAAGCTGTTACTCAACAGAGCACCCACTTGGGTCCCGTCTATCATCAGGACCAGCACATCACCGTTTTGAACACTCATTTTTTCTCATTTTTGGTTTGAAACTATCTTTAGGGCCTCCTCCTTCAGGTCAAACCATTTCTCTCTTATTTGGGCTTTATAAGCCCTTTCTTGACCTCCCTGGCTGAATCCCTCAGCTTACGTTCCGGCACCTTATAGGTCTCACCCTTTTTGTGACCAGGGAAATCTTTTAATACTACTGCATCCACCATCTTTTCAGAGGTGAATCCCAGAGGTCTGCCCTTGGCAGTAACCTTTTTTTCTGGTTTGTGTCTGTCATAACTTAGGTCTCCTGTATTTTAAAATGATAGGTAATAATTTTTTGAAAAACTGCCCCACCATCATCCAGGGTATAGTCAGGTGATTCTATCCTGGCCACCCTGCCAATGATTTGGGTGAAGCCCGTCAGGCTGAATGTGGTATCTATGAGCTGGGTGATGGAGCTGGCTATGGCATTGGCCCGTAGCCAGGATCCCTCATTCTTTCCCTCAAAGAAGTCATAGACATTGATCAGGACATCCCCGTCACTGATATAGGCATCCTTGGGACCATCCTCATCCAGAACAGGATCAGTGATCTCAATGTATTGATCCTCTGTCTTACTATCCCAATCAATCACCCTGGTATAAACCGGGATGGTATTCCCACCATAGCTCACATTGCCATCCAGAGCTCCATGCAGGGCTTTCACTATTTCATTGGTAGGATCCTTCATCTCCGTCTATTTGCTGCATCCTCAATTATCTTTTTCAGGGCCTGGGTCATCCTCACAGCCTCCGCTTCCACAGCTGGTCTCAGATAAGGCTGAGCCTCTGTGCCTGGATGCTTCACCTTTTTGACTACCACCCGGCCAGACTCATCCCAGAACCTGAAGCCTGCACCCGGTTTAAAAGCCAAGGCTTTCTTTGTTTTGGGTCTTATCTCATGGGGCTTAGTACCAAATTCAACAGCCCCGGCATAATCAACATTCACAGCCACCTCCCCGGTCAGCCCCTTCACCATAGCAGTGATACTCTGTCTGAGCTTCCCATGTGTGCTGGGTGCGTTTTGCTTGGCATTC